TCTTGTCGTCCCAAGTGGTTGAGTCGGGGACAGTCTCAAAGTATGAGTCGGCAGCGGCCAGCGTCACATAGCTATTAGCCGTCTCACTCTTCAGTGTGGCGTTGATAGTTGCAGCCACAGCACTACCACATACTTTTTGTCAGTCTAGCGGCAATAAAAAGCCCCACCCGAAGGTGGGGCGTCCGCCTCTCATCTGAAAGATAGATCAGATAGTGGTGGTGTCCAGAGGGCTGTTGACGGTGAGCTGAACCATGGGGATCAGGTCGATGTCGTAGGTGGCGCTCCAGTTGCCCGAGGTGGCCAGGTTGGCGTTGGTCGGGTTGTCGCTGGAGGAGGTCCACTTGGTGCCCATGACGTGGTAAGCGCCGTGGTAGTCAACCGAGAGAACGTCCTGCTTGGACAGGATGTTGCGGTCTGCCTCGATTCGCAGATCGCTTTGCACACCCTCAAGGATCGTGCCGGACTTGAGCAGATAGCAATAGAACTCGCGCTGGTGGCCCGAGGTGCCAGGTGCGACGGTGTTGACTTGGGTGTCAACCACGACGCGCATACCGGCAAACTGGCCCACTTCACGTGCACCGATGCCGACGCCGCCGCCGCCCCAGGTCACAGCGCCAGAAGCGGCGAGTGCAGAGGTGGAGAAGGTCAACATGCCCACCTGATACAGGTAGTAGGCGACCGAGGGGTGAACGACGAGGGTGTCGAGTTCTTCGCCGCGCTCACCCAGGACCGAGCGAGCTTCTGCCACGGTGGCGGCAGTTAGGAAGTTGGCTTCACCACCGCCAGAAGCGGCAGCCACGCCTTTGTCCAGGGCGTTGCCGGACAGGGCAGAACCAAACAGACCGGACAGTTGCGAGAACAGACGGGCGCTGTTCAGCTTGTTAATGGCATCGGCCAGCTGGTTGCGGATGTGAAGCATGGGGTCTTCACCAGCAGCCAGAACGGCAACGTCATCCACGGCATACGCAAAACCGCGATGGACGATGGATGCAATCTGGGTTCCGGTCCCGATCTTCTGGGGAGTCAGATAACCAGCGGTGCTGGTGCCCCAGGTGGCGGTGCCGTCCATGATCTCCTCAGTGGGAGACACGGGGTTGAACTCGGGGACCTGAATGCGGGTGCCGCCTTCGCGGGCATCCAGCAGGGCATTGCGAACAACAGCGCCGCTCTTCAGGAAGAGGCTGCGCTCTTTGATCGCCTCAGACACATAAGTGCTGAGATTATTACGCTTGACGATGTCCGCCAGAAGGACACCGCCGGAATAGTTCTGAAATGGGGCGGCCATTTCAATCTCCAGGGGGAAGGTTTGTGTGGTTCAAGTCACGGACTTGAGTGGTGTCCCACGGGGACTTAGCGACCCGCTTCCCTTTTCAGCACGGCTGCAAGGTCAGGATCGCTGGCTTCCAAGGCCATTTGCCTCGTTAGGTTAATACTACCCTCCTTCCAAGGGTTAGCCATTCCAGGTGCAACTGCACTGTTAGGAGTGGGTTTAGCGCCCATTCCGGCTGCACTACTTGGCTTGAAGTGGTGCTCATAACCAGAGCCCGGATTCTTCAAGTTAGAAAGGTAGGTGTTGATGTCTTGCTCAACACCGCCGTTCAAAACAACAACGTTACCGGTGTCGTTTTTGCGGAGGTTGTTCTGCAAGAGCTGCAACATCTGCTCTGCATTGATTGCACCTGCCTGACTAATGGCAGAAAGGGCGCTCGTTTGCATCGCAGCGGTCTCGTTAGAGGTGCGCAACTCCTCTAACTGGCGTTTTAGATCGCCAATCTGTTGGTCTTTTTCTTGGGCAGTTTTGTTGGCCTCTTCCCAGAGGTCCTTCCACTGCCCTTGATCCTCCAACGTTTGTTTGCGCTGGTCGTCCTGCTTTTTGTAGACCTCATCAAGCTTTGCCTTGATGCCTTGGAATTTCTCCTCGGCTTCGGCAGCTTGAGCCCTAAAAGCAGCAATTTGACCCTCATACTCAGCGCGAAGCTGGGCTGATTGATCAATTTGAGGAGCGGTGTCGGCTCCAGCCACGGGCTGGTCAGGAGTCGCCACGGGCGTTTCCTGGATGACTTGCTCTTCCATACTCAGGATTCAGTTTCAGTGGTTTCAGGGGCAGATTCTTCTGCTTTGGCGCGGCGCTTGCGGGGTGCAGGAGCCGGTTTGTCCTTTTCGTACAAGTTTTCAGCGCGAAGCTCCACAAGTTCCCACTTGTAAGAGCCGTCGGGCTGAAGAACTTTGTCAAGGTGTTCTGCCATGACAAAGAAACACAGTGCAGATTTACTCTACTGCACTACACAGGTTCTGTTGCTGTAGGTAGAACTTCGCCTTGCACCAGAATCTGGCGGAACTCGTCACGATCAAGTACGCCGTGATCAAACAGGGCGTTCAGTGCAGTGATGTCTTGGCCGATCAGACGGTCCATGTCGTAGTCACGGCTGATCTGCACTTGGGGCGGCTCAAGCTGCAGATAGTCGGCGGCCAAGTTGAAGCTCTTCTGCAGGCTCTGTTCAAGGTCCATAGAAACCATGGACATCATTGAGTTCGTGTCAACGCGGTCCAGGCGGCGAGCGTCGGCAGACTCAGCAACAAACTTCTGCTGACTGAGGGTGCTGATACCCAAAGTCGCCATCTGCTTCTGCAGTTCCTGAATCTCGTTGGATTGCGCCTCAAAAGCGCTGGAAGCAGGCTCCACGTAATAGACCTTGTTGCCAGGTTGGGTGGCCATGGCGTAGTTCACGCTGATGGCCATGTCCTTGGTCTGGTCATCCCAGCCCTCAAGCACAAGCATCGGTTGCGATGCAATGTGGAGGCTGTGGATAAGGTCGGCTTGGCGCTGGAAGTGGGCCAGGTTGAGGTAGGCAATGTCCAGCATCGGGGGTTTGCTGGTCATCGTGTCCGTCTTGTTGGCGTACAGCGTCACCAACGGGATTTCGCCCAGGCTGTAGTCGCCGGACTCAACTAGCTCGAAGTCGGACGTGCTCGTAGTCGCGTCGAACGAATTGGGATAAGGGAAGCCGCCGACAGTCTCTTTCTTGGTTTCTGTCTGGCGGAAAATGCGGTAGCGGCCCGGCTCGATGACTCGAACCTGCTCAAAAAGCTTTTCACCAAAGTCACCGTCGGGGACAACGGCTTTCTCAGCGATGCGAACCTGGATCAGGTTGCCGTAGTTGACCTCGCGGTCCAGGCGCCAGCCGTAGATGTTGGTTGGGTCAACCTCAATCCAGTAGGGGCGACGGTTTAGAGCACGCTCCTCGGCAAGGCTGCGGGCGTCTGTAGGGGCAGGGAAGTCAACAAGGGTGTGGCTGTGCCCATAGGTCAGCGCACAGGTCAAAACACGGCGTGCGTACTCGTCTAGGTCCGAGCCGCAGCCGTCTACGTCCTTAGAAAAGATCTCCGTCCAATACGGGTCGCCGGTCAGTGTGATCGGCTTACGCAAAATCAGACCGGCGGCGGCCCGTATAAGACGTTGAGCGTATGGCGAGAAAACAGCGCGGTTGACCCTTGCCAAGTAGGCCGAATAGTCCTCCCGTGGCTCTAAAGGCAAGAATGCCTCGCTTTTCTCGCGCAGATATTCCGTACCGCTCGTCACGGCCTTCATAATCTCCCAACCCTTCATTTGATCCATCACCGCTTGGGTGCGGGTGAAGGGGTTGTCGCTGCCACCCATGTAGGTGGAGCTGACGAGATGAGTACGAACGCGGCCAGGGACGGAATATGTCATGGGTTGACTCGATTAGTCGTCTTCGTCCTCCACCTCGATCATGACCTCGACGCCGCCTGCAAGGCGCGTCATCAACGCACCAAAGTCAAGCGGATCTGTGGGCGTCAAAAAAGTGAAGGTGACTGAAGTCATGCGCGTCTCGGCGTCCACTTCAAGGTGGACACAAGCGCCAGGGCAAATCCGAGTACCCATGACTTCAGCCTCCGGCTAACCCTTATTCGAGGTTGCTGGTGATTGCGCCGCTGGTAACGAAGTTGCAGGTGGCAACAACGAGGTCACCGACAGTGGAAGCGATGTCCATGCTGGTGATGATGCCTGCGAAGCTGATCGAGTCGCTACCGGTGGTGGTGCCGGTGGTGAACAGC